CTCCCGGCGTTTCCCCCCCGAGCCGACCCCCCCACGATTCCCCGGCCGGCGCCATGGTCGCCACCGGCGCCGACGGTGCTGAGGGTGCGGTGGATCGCTGGTGGGGGTGTGGGGGCCGGGGTGCGGCGCTAGGCGCCCGAGGTGGCGCCACGGTGGCCCCCAGCGAGCGCGGCGGGGGGTTCCGGTGTGACCAGGGCCGCGGGCGGCCCACGCCCGCCACAGGGCCACACAGGGCCGTTTCCGGCGAATCGGGGCCGCAGGGCGTTCTGACGGCCTCCAGGAGGGCGCAGGGCGTGACCATGGCCGCCGGTGGGGGATCGCTGGCTACGGGGCCACGTAGGGGCCGCCGGTGGCGTTGTGGGGGTGGTCGCCGGTGATCGCTGACGGGTTGGCCGGCTTGGCGGTGGCCATCGACGGTCTCGAGCTGCTGGAGGGCAACCCCCGCCGCGGCGACATCGAGGCGGTGGCGAGATCGCTGGACCTGTTCGGCCAACGCAAGCCGATCGTCGCCACCCGCGACGGCGTGGTGATCGCCGGCAACCACACCCTGGCCGCCGCCCGCCAGTTGGGATGGCCGGAGATCGCCGTGGTGTGGGTCGACGACGACGAGGCCACCGCCAAGGCCTACGCCCTGGCCGACAACCGCACCCACGATCTCGGCGGCTACGACGCCGAGGCGCTCGCCGCGCTGATATCCGAGGTGGCCGGCTACGAAGACGAGCTGCTGTTCGCGTCGACCGGCTACACCGCCGACGACCTGACGTTGCTGCTGGCCGCCACCACCACGCCGGCATCGGTCGCCGCCGACGTCGACGAGGCGGAGGCGGCCGGCGATGTCGACCCGGCGGTGGTGGTGGTCACCCATCCCGGCGATGTGTGGCAGCTCGGCCCCCACCGGCTGGTGTGCGGCGACTGCCGCGACGCCGGCGTGGTCGCCGCGCTGCTGGAGGGCCGGCGCGTCAATGTCGCCTTCACCAGCCCGCCCTACGCCGAGCAGCGCGACTACGACCCGGCGTCGGGGTTCGTGCCCATCCCGCCCGAGCTCTACGTCGACTGGTTCGCCCCGGTGGCCGCCAACGTCGCCACCCATCTCGCCGCCGACGGCTCGTGGTTCGTCAACATCAAGCCGGCCGCCGACGGGCTCGACACCGAGCTCTACGTCCACGATCTCGTCGCCGCCCACGCCCGCCGGTGGGGGTGGCATTTCGCCACCGAGTTCTGCTGGGAACGGGCCGGCGTCCCCAAGGCGGTGCGGCGCCGGTTCAAGAACCAGTTTGAGCCCATCTACCAGTTCACCCGCGGCGAGTGGAAGGTGCGCCCCGACAACGTCAAACACGTGTCGACGGCGGCCATCTACGCGCAGGGTCGAGGGTCGGGCAACAACGGCTGGGCCGGCCGCCAAGGCTCGGGCGGCGTGATCGACCAGGGCCGCCGGCGGCGACCGCATGACCCGGCCAAGGTCATGCCGGGCACGGCGGCCAAGGCGCAGGGCACGAACCGCTCGTCGATCGGTGAAGGGGTCGAGCTCGGGTTCGCCTTCCCCGGCAACCGCATCCCCACCTTCACCGGCACCCACACCGCCACCGGTCACGCCGCCGCCTTCCCCGTCGGCCTGCCGGCGTGGTTCGTGCGTGCCTTCAGCGATGCCGGCGATGTCGTGTTCGACCCGTTCGCCGGTTCGGGGTCGACGATCCTGGCCGCCCACGCCGAGCACCGCGTGGGGTTCGGTGTCGAGCTGTCGGCGGCCTACTGCGATCTCATCTGCCGGCGGTGGCAGGCGGTCACCGACATCGCCCCCACCCGCGCCGGTGAGGTCGTCGACTTCAGCGTGGCGGCGCCGGCATGAGCGAGCCGCCGCGCCCTCTCGGCCCCATCGCCCGAGCGACATGGGACGAAGCCATGGCGGCGGGGTTGGCCCCCACCGACGCGCTGCTGGTGTTGGCCGAGGCGGTCGACGAGCGCATGGCGTTGCGGATCCGCATCCTGCGGGAGCCCACCCCCGAGGACCGCAAAGCGTTGCGAGACCTCGAGGACGTCATCACCCACCGCCGGTTCGTGTTGCGCCTCGACTCGGCGCCGGCCGAGATCGTCGACCTGCTGGAGGCGGCCATCACCGAGATCGCGCCGGTGGTGCGGCGCCAGCCCCTGGCCGCCATCGCCCGGGCGCTGGCCGTCGGCTTGGAGGAAGCCACCGCCCGCGGCGATCCCCATGGGCAGGCGGCGGTGGCCCGCGAGCTGCGTAGCGTCTACCACGAGTTGGCGGGACCACTGACCGATGACCCTTTCGACGCCTTCCTCGATCGTCTGTCGACCCCGCTGGGCGACACCGCGCCGGCCTGACCGGTTGTCGTACGGCCCGGCGGTGGCCGAGGTGGCGCGCATCTTGGCCCCCGGCGCCCGCCTCGACGGCGGCGTCGGGTTCATGCCATGGCAGACGCAGGTGGCCGACGTCGCCGGTGAGGTCAACCCGGCCACCGGTCGCTTCTTCTACGACACGGTGGTGGTGGTCGTTCCCCGCCAGGCGGGCAAGACGTTGGCGGCGTTGGCGACGCAGATTCAGCGGGCCACCATCGGCCGGCGCCAGCGCGGGTGGTACACGGCGCAGACACAGAAAGACGCCGCCAACAAGTTCCGATTGGAGTGGGCGCCGCTGGTGCAGGCGTCGGGATTGGGGCCGCTGATCAAGGTGCGCCAACAGGCCGGCTCCCAGGGGTTCACCCTGTCGAGGGTTGGTTCCACCGTCAACCTGTTCGCACCGGTCGAGCGGGCCATCCACGGCGACCAGGCCGACTGCGTCATGATCGACGAGGGATGGGCGTTCGACATCGGCACCGGTCTCGCGTTGGAGACCTCGATTCGGCCGGCGCAAGCCACGCGCCGGCATCGACAGCTGTGGTTGATCTCGGCCGGCGGCACCGAGGCGTCGACGTGGCTAATCAAGTTTCAGAAGCTGGGCCGCGCCGCCGTCGAGGCCGACACCGGCGGCGGCATCGCCTACTTCGAGTGGTCGGCCGCCGATCACCTCCGCGACATCGACCCCTACGACCGTGACCTCTGGTGGGCCACCCACCCGGCGCTCGGCTTCACCATCGAGGAGGAGACCATCGCCGCCGACGCCGACACCATGGACGTGGCCGAGTTCTGCCGCGCCTACCTGTGCGTGCCCACGGCGCATCTCACCGACCAGAAGATTCCGGCGCAGTCGTGGGGCTACTGCTGCGCCCCCGCCTCGCAATGCGACGACCCCATCGCCATCGCCTTCGATGTCGCCCTCGAGCGTGACGCCGCCTCGGTGGCGATCGCCGGCGTCACCGCCGACGGCCACGACCACGTCGAGGTGGTCGCCAACCGCGCCGGCACCGGATGGGTGGCTGACCGCGTCGAGCGGCTGTGGGAGCGGTGGCCGTCGGTGGCGGTGGCCGTCGACCCGTTCGGGCCGGCCCGATCGATCGCCGACGAGCTGGAGCGGCGCGGTGTGTTGATCACCCGTGCCGGCGCCGGCGACGTCGCCTCGGCGTGCGGCGACTTCTACGACGCCGTGGTCGAGGACCGGTTGCGTCACCGCGGCCAAGGTCTCCTCGACGCCGCCGTCGGCGGTGCCGGCACCCGGCCCATCGGGGAGGCGTGGGGCTGGGCCCGGCGTTCGAGTACTACCGACATCTCGCCCTTGGTGGCGGTGACGTTGGCCCGGTGGGCGTGGCATGACTCGGCCGGCTCGCCGGCGATCAACTGACGGCTACCGGCGGCGGTTGACCACAACGCGTGACAGGGCAACTGCGGGTGCGTAGGGTGCCGACATGGGGGCCGTCTCGTACCGCACGACATCGGGCCTGCTGGTGGTCGACCAGCGCTCTGGCGGGTTGATCCCCAACGACAACCCGGCCGGCATCCCGCCGGCGACGGTGGGGCCGCCTGACTACCAGCCGGGCGACCCCGATGGGGTCGAGATCATCACCCTGGGCGACCCGGTCGACGGCGGCCCCCGGCGGCCACCCCGCCCGGTGCCGTGGTCGGGATGGCCGGCCGAGTGGACGACCCCCAACTGGTTTGGGCAGCTGCAGCTGCTGACCGACACGGCGTGGACGTGTCTCGACGACAACGCCTCGATCCTGGCCGCCATGCCGCCCTACCTGGTGGGCGCGTCGGACACGTTGCCGGCCGACTGGGTCAACAACCCCGACCCCGACCGTTACACGTCGTGGGTCGAGTTCGCCAAACAGCTGGTGTGGGACTTCCAAGGCGCCGGCGAGGTGTTCGTGTTGACCACCGCCCGCTACGCCAACACCTACCCGGCCCGCTTCCATGTGGTGCCGCCGTGGTTCGTCGAGATCGACTGGCGGGCCGGCCAACGCCGCTACCGCATCGGCAACATGGACGTCACCGCCGACATGCTCCACATTCGCTACACGTCGCGCACCACCGACCTGCACGGCCGGGGCCCGCTCGAGGTGGGCGGCCCGCGCATGGTCGCCGCCGCCGCCTTGGCCCGCTACGCGCAGCAGTTCGCCGTCAGTGGGGCGGTCCCCAACGCGGTGTTGACCTACCCCGGCCGGCTGTCGAAAGAACGCGTCGAAGAGCTGCAGGCGCAGTGGATCGAGGCCCGCATGAGCCGCATGGGGCTGCCGGCGGTGTTGTCGGGCGGCATCGACTTCAAGACGTTGTCGTACAACCCCAAGGACCTGGCGTTGGTCGAGCTGTCCCAGTGGAACGAGGCGCGCATCGCGGTGCTGCTGAAGGTGCCGCCGGTGTGTGTGGCGTTGCCGTCGGGGGGTGACTCGATGACCTACAGCAACGTCGAGTCGCTGTTCGACTACCGGTGGCGGGCCGGGCTGTCGACGTTGACGGCCAACCTCATGGCGGCGTTGTCGGGGTGGGCGCTGCCGCGCGGTACCACCGTCGAGGTCAACCGCGACGAGTTCGTCAAGGCACCGCCGTTGGAGCGGGCGCAGACGTGGGCGATCTACGTCGCCATGGGCGCCGTGACCGTCGAAGAAGTGCGTGAGGGCGAGCGGTTCGGCATCGCCGCCCCATCTCAGAGCCTGAGTTCGGGGGTGCTCCAGTGAGCGAAATCGAGATTCGGACGTCGACACAGTTGCTCGAGGTGCGCCACCCCGAGCGGATCATCGACATCATCGCCGTGCCCTACGACGAGGAATGCCGCGTCCTGCACCACGGCCGATGGGTGGTCGAGACCGTCGCCCCTGGCGCGTTCGCCGGCGTGTCGAATCCGGTCACGGTGAGGCGGACCCACAACCCGGAGCATCCGATCGGGCGCGTCTTGCACTTCCATCCCAACGACCCCCGCGGCCTGCGGACCGAGCTGCGGATCGTGGCGACACCGGCCGGCGATGAGGTGCTCGAACTCGCCGCCGAGGACCTGCTCAACGGGTCGGTGGGGTTCCTGCCGCTGCCCGGCGGCGAGCAGTACACCTACGACCGCAGCCGGCGCCGGGTCACGCGAGCGATGCTCGACCACATCGCCCTGACCGGCGATCCCGCCTATCTCGGGGCGAAGGTGCTGGCCGTGCGGGCCTCCGCCGGCGACCCGCCGGCCCGCACGGGCACCCCCAACCTCGACCGCATCCGCCTTGAGCAGTTGGCCACCGCCGCCGGCATGGCCGACCTGCTGCGTGACACCACCGCGGCCGAGGCGTAGGGTGCCGGCCACGTAGTCGAGGGAGACCTCTGGGCGAGCGGACCGCCACGGCCGCCGGACCAGACGAAGCGACGTCACCGGACTCGGAACAGCACCCACCGTTTCGATTACGAGGAGGTCGCGATGACCGCGACTGACGCCATGCTCTCTCGGTTCCAAGCCGAACTCGAGGAGCGCCGCACCTTCATGGATGGGCTGGTCGAGGCGGCCGAGTCGGCCGGTCGAGACCTGTCGGCCGAGGAGATGGACCTCTACACCCGAGCCCGCGACCGCATGACGCTGGTGGCCGGCCAGATGGTGCCGCTGCAGGAGGGCGCCCGCATCGCCATCGAGGCACGGGCCCGCACCGCCGAGCTGGTCGGCGCCTACGAGCAGGCCCGCGGTCCCGGTGGGCACGCCGCCCCCGTCGAGTACCGCAGCGCCGGCGCCTACGTGGCCGAGATGTACTACGCGCAGCTGGGCGACGAGACGGCCCGCAACCGGCTCGAGGCCTACCACCGTGTCGCCGCCCATCAGACCACCGCCGACAACCCCGGTTTGATCCCCGAGCAGATCGTGCAGCCGATCGTCAACTACATCGAGGTGACCCGGCCGTTGATCGCGTCGGTAGGCCCGGTCGACTTGGGCGGGGGCGCCTGGTCCTACGCCCGGGTGACACAGCACACGCAGGTGGGCAAGCAGGCGGCCGAGAAGACCGAGCTCCCGTCACGCAAGATGACGGTCACGAAGACGCCGCTCGGCGCCGACACCTACGGCGGCTACGTCAACGTGTCCAAGCAGGACATCAACCGCACCTCGCCGGCCATTCTCGACATGGTCATCACCGACTTGGCGCAGCAGTACGGCATCGAGACCGAGGCAGCGATGGGCGCGCTGATGGTGGCCGGCTCGACGGCGGGGCCGGCCATCCCGGCGGCGCCCACCGCGCTCGACATCTCCAAAGCCATCTGGTCGGCCGCCGGTCTGGTGTTCGCCGCCACCAAGGGCCAGGGCCGCACCATCGTGGCCGTGTCACCCGACATGCTCGGTCTGATCGGTCCGCTGTTCCCGGCGTTGAACCCCACCAACGCCATCGCCGCCATGAGCGCCGCCGACATCGCCAACGGTGCCATCCCGTCGCTGAGCGGGCTGTCGTCGCTGATGTCGGCCGGTCTCGTCGCCGGCACCGTGCTCGTCTACTCGACCGCCGCCCTCAAGGCCTTCGAGTACAAGTACGGCAACCTGCAGGTGGTCGAGCCGTCGGTGTGGGGCGTGCAGGTCGGCTACGCCGGCGACTTCGACGCCGTCGTCATCGAGGCCACCGGCGTGCAGCGGGTGACGGTAACGCCGTGAGCCAGTTCGACGACCCCAACCGCGAGGCTCTCGGCCTCGACCCCATCTCGACCGGGGCTGGCGCTCCCGACGGCGAGCAGCTCGAGCTACCCGACACGACCGAGCCGGCGCCGGAACCGGAACCGGTGCCCGAGCCGGAGCCTGAGCGCGGCCGGCGGCGGCCACGCGACGAGTAGCCCATGGCCGCCTACGCCACCGTTGAGCAGCTCGCCGTCGCGCTGCGTATCCAGGTCACCGCGACCAACACCGTGCTGCTGCAGGACTGCCTTGACGCCGCCGCCGGCGAGATCGACTTCGAGGTCGACCTCAAAGCCGGCGGGGCGGTGCCCGACCCGGTGCCGACGGTGGTGGGGCGCACCAACGTCAACCGGGCGGTGGAGTGGTACAAGGCGGCCGACGCCGCTTATGGCGTGATCGGCTACGAGCAGGTCGGCGTGTTGTACGCGCCGAAGGACGGCTTCGCCCGCCACGCCGTCAACCTCGGCGCCGTGAAAGAGCAGTGGGGGGTGACATGACGGCGTTGGCCGATGCCCGCGTGAAGCTGGCGGCGGCGTTGGCGCCGGTGGCCGACGGCGATCCCATGGTGTTGGTCGATCTCGTCGACGCCCTCGAGCCGCCGGCGCTCATGATCGGTTGGGGGGAGCCGTGGCTGGTGCCGGAGAGCGCCTGTTGGCAAACCGGCCGCCTGACGATCATCGCGGTGGCCGGCCGGCTGGTGCCCGGCGCCGGCGTCGCCTCGCTCGAGGACCTCGTCGACTACACGTTCAGCCGGCTGCGAGTCGACGGCGACCCGTGGCCGCTCGATTCGGTGGGGGCGCCGCGGGTGTTCCCCATCGGCGGTGTCAACTATCTGGCGGCGCGGATCACGGTGCGCGTCCCCATCACAGGAGGTTCCTAACCCATGGCTGATCCCACGCCGGTCATCCTCTACAACCCCGAGCTCACCATCGGGGGTGTGTCACTCAAGTGTCTGATGAGCCACATCGAGTTGAACCCCGACGTGACCGTCATCGAGGTGAAGACGTCGTGCGGGATCAAGGAGTATCCCGGCTCGGTGAAGTGGACGCTGAAGGCGCACCTCTACCACTCGTTCGATGTCGACGGCACCAACGCCGTGTTGACCGAAGCCGTCGAGGCGGCGATACCGGTGGCGTTCACGGTGGTGCCGTCGTCGAGCAAGGCGGTGAGCGCCACGAATCCCGAGTACGTCGGCGAGTTGATCCCGCAGCCGTTCGCGCCGCTGTCGGGCGATGTGGGCGACTCGTCGGCCATCGACCTCGAATGGTCGATCGTCGGGTGGGGGTTGACGCCGACCATGAACATTGCGCCGGCCGGCGGGTTGGCGGCGTCCGACGCGCCGGTGGCGGCGTCGGCGTGAGCCAAGGCGAGAGCCACGTCGAATGGGTGGGTGGCGCCGAGGCGATGGCCGATATCGGCCGGTGGGCCGAGCAGCTGGCGCCGGCGGTGGCGAAAGCGGCGGAGCCGTTCGCGGTGCGGGTGGCCGACATGGTGGCCGGCCGGGTGCCGCACCTCACCGGGCAGCTGGCCGGCTCGGTCGAGACGGCCAGCGACGACGAGGGGGTCGAGGTGGTGATGGGTGTCGGTGTCGTCTACGCCGGGTGGATCGAGTTCGGCGGCAGCCGAGGCCGGCCCTACGTGCCCGATGGCCGCTACCTGTATCCCACCGCGCTGGCCGCCCAAGACGAGTTCGCGCAGGTCGCCGGCGACGCCGCGACCGACACCGTAGGGAGGTTCCCATGGTCGACACCAACGTCGTGACCAACGGTGAGAGCGCCACCAGCGTGGCGCTACCCGACATCATCGAGATCACCACCGCCGAGGCGTCACGCATTCCGTCACCGGGCGCCCAGCGGGCCCTCAAGGCCGAGACCGGCCGGTCGTTCGACGAGTTGTGCGGCGCCAACGCCGACGGCGCCGACCGGACCCAGACCATGATATGGATGAAGCTGCGCCGTGACCGGCCGGGGCTGCGGTGGGGTGACTGTGACGAGGTCACCGTCCAGGTCGACGGCGGCGTCCTCGACGTGGACCCTACGAAGCTCGTCGCCTCCGTGATCTCGCCGCCTTCTGCCGATTCTGGCGACTGAGCCCCGCCGAGGTGTATGAGATGGACGACGACACGTACCGCGCCTTCGTGGGCTACATGCGTGAAGAGGTGCGAGCGCGGGATCGTGCCGCCCGACGGAAGCGGTGAGCGGTGGCATCGGGCCCCACCATCGTGGCCAAGTTCCTGGCCGACACCAAGCAGCTCACCGGCGAGGTCGACAAGGCCACCAGCTCGGCCAGCGACCGGCTTGGCTCGTTCGCCAAGGGCGCCGCCCTGGCCATCGGTGGGGCGTTCGCCGTCGACAAGGTCGTCGAGTTCGGCAAGGCCTCAGTCGACGCCGCCGCCGCCGACGCCGCCGCCCAGGCGTTGCTGGCGTCGGCGCTGAAGAACACCACCGGCGCCACCGACGCGCAGGTGGCCGGCGCCGAGAAGTTCATCGCGAACCTGTCGAAACAGGCGGCCATCGCCGACGACGACCTCCGACCGGCGCTGGCCACGTTGGCGCGGGGGTTCGGTGACACCGAGAAGGCGCAGAGCGCCCTGTCGTTGGCGACCGACGTGGCCGCCGGCACCGGCAAGGACCTGTCGACGGTGACCGAGGCAATGATGAAAGCGGCCAACGGCCAGACCGGTGCTCTGGGCCGGCTCGGTATCGCCACGAAAGACTCGGCTGGTAACGCCCTCAGCCTCGACCAGATCATGGCGAACATGGCCGACACGTTTAAAGGTCAAGCGAGTGTCGCCGCCGATTCGACCGCCGGTCGAATGAAAGCGGCCAAGATTGCCTTCGGCGAGTTTCAGGAACAGATCGGCTCGGCCCTGCTCCCGGTTATCGGCACGCTGTCCACCTTCCTGACGACTACGTTGATTCCGGCCTTATCGGCGGTGGCCGACTGGATCGGCGGGCACAAAGACATCATGGTGGCCGCCTTCATCGGTCTCGCTGTCGTGGTCGGCTCGGTGGTCATCCCGGCGTTCGTGGCGTGGGCCGTGGCCGCCGGCGCCGCCGCCATCGCCACCATCGCCGCCGCCGCCCCGTTCATCGCCATCGGCGCGGTGATCGCCGCCGTGGCCTATTTGATTATCAACAACTGGGACACGATCGTGGCCGTGTCGATCGCGGCGTGGGATGCCGTGACCGGGGCCGTGGCGGCCGCCTTCAACTGGGTGAAAGACAACTGGCCGCTGCTGCTCGCCATCATCACCGGCCCGATCGGCGCCGCCGTGCTGCTGGTGGTGGCGAACTGGGACACCATCAAGGATGCCGCCGTGGCCGCTTTCAACTGGGTGAAAGACAACTGGCCGCTGCTGGTCGCCATCATCACCGGCCCGATCGGGCTGGCCGCGCTCGCCGTCGCCAAGAACTGGGACTCGATCAAGGACGGCGCCCAAGCCGTGCTCGACTTCATCACCGACATCTTCGGCAAGATAGGCGGCGCGATCTCGTCGGTGGTGGGCGGCATCACCGACGCCGTGGGCAAGGTGGTCGACGCCATCAAGGCGCCCATCAACGCCATCATTCGGGCGTGGAACGGGCTGCAGTTCACCATCCCGAGTTTCACGTTGCCGAGCTTCGATGTGGGCCCGGTGCATCTCGGCGGTGAGACCGTCGGCGGCTCCACGATCGGCTTTCCTGACCTACCGCTGCTGGCCGCCGGGGCGGTGCTCACGGCGCCGACGCTGTTCGTGGGGGGCGAGGCCGGCACCGAGATCGTCGCCCCCGAGGCGTTGCTGCGCGCCATCGTGGCCGAGGAGGGCGGCGGCCACTACACGTTGAACCTGTACCCGCGCACCGCCGACGCCGCCGACATCGCTTACGGCTTCCGCCGGCTCGAGCTCCTGGCCGGTCTCGGGTGAGCACCATGGAGGCGCCGTGGGTGCCGGCCGACCACTGCGAAACCCACGAGTGGCGCAGCGCGGCGGGGGAGACGATCCGGTTCGTGACCCGCACCGGCGCCACGGCGCGAATGATGCCGCCGGTGTCGCTCACGACGGTGCGGGTGCCGCAGGCGCAGGGCGCCCGCTTCCAGGGGGCGCGTCACGACGAGCGGCTGGTGGCGTTGCCGGTGGTGGTGCCGGGCCCGACGGCGGGCCGTGACGAGCTGCGCCGGTGGGCGCGGGCCCTCGACCCCATCAAGGGGGAGGGCACCCTCACCGTCGTCGAGGGCGCCTACGCCGGCCGCCAGCTGGTGTGCGCCTACGAGGCCGGCCTCGACGACTTCACCGAAGAGTGGCCGCTGTTGGGGTTGACCACGCTCGCCTTCCACGCCGCCGACCCCTACTGGCAGGACGCCAACGAGTCGAGCGCGGTGGCCACCCTCGGGATGACCACCTACCAGTGGTTCCCGTTCGCCGGCAGCTGGGCCACCCAACCGTTGATCCTCGGCGCCTCCGACGTGTTCGCCGTGTTGACCATCACCAACACCGGCGACGTCGACGCCTGGCCGGTGGTGACGATCCTCGGCCCCGGCGTCGATGTGACGTTGCGGAACGATTCGAGCGGCGCCCTGCTCCACATCACCGGCAACGTGGCCGCCGGCGCCACCGTGATCATCGACACCCGCCCCGGCCACAAGCTGGTCACCATCGACGGCGTCAACGCCTTTGGCCGGCTCAGCGACGACTCGACGCTGTGGCCGCTCATCCCCGGCGCCAACCGTGTGGCCATCGCCATCGCGGCGGCCACCGTCAACACCAAGGCCACGTTCGCGTGGCGAAACCGGTGGTTGGCGGCATGACCACATGGACGTTGTACGTCACCGACCAGCTCGGCGTGCGCCAGGCGCAGGTCGACACCTACGAGCGGGCCGAGGTGATCGCCAGAGCCAACGACGTATCGACGTGGGCGCTGACCCTGCCCACCGACACCGCCGCCGGCGCCATCTTCGCCGCCGACACCTTCGCCCGGCTCGAGGTACGCATCGACGATCTGGTGTGGCGCTCGGGGCCGGTGGCCCACCTCGAGCGTACCGTCGACCTCGACGGCGACATGATGGCGGTGGCCGGCGTCGACGACACCATCTGGCTCAAACGGCGCCTGGCCCACCCGCAACCGGGCACGGCGGCGCCGCCCTACGCGACCACCGCCTACGACGTCCACACCGGCCCCACCACCACGGTGCTGGCCGAGCTGGCCAACGTCAACGCCGGCCCCGGCGCCACCGCGGCGCGGCGGGTGCCCGGCCTCGTCGTGCCCATGCCGGCGCCGGCCGGCCCGGTGGTCACCGTCAACGCCCGATGGCAGAACCTGCTCACGCTGCTGCAGGACACCGCCCGCGCCGCCGGTGTCGTGTTCGACGTGCGCGACCTCGCCTTCGAGGCCGTCGTACCGGTCGACCGGGGGGTGGTGTTCGCCGCCGGCCTGGAGACCCTCGGCGCCTGGACTCTCACCGCGTCGGCGCCGACCGGGAACAAGATGGTGGTCGCCGGTCAGGGGGTGGGCACGGCGCGGCTGATCCGCGAGGCCACCGACGCCGAGTCGACGGCCACGTGGGGATTGGCCGAGGCGTTCATCGACCGGCGCGACACCGCCGCCGTCGCCGATCTCGACCAGGCCGCCGCCGAAGGGCTCGCCGCCGGTGTCACGCCGATCACGGTCATGTTCACGCCGCTCGACACGCCGGCGCAGTCGTTCGGGCGCGACTGGAACCTGGGCGACACCGTGACGGTGGTGGCCGGCAACCTCACCGTGGTCGACCAGATCCGCGAGGTGCACGTCACCCTGGAGGACTACCTGCCGACCATCATCCCGTCGGTGGGCGCCGCCGGCGGTGACCTCGGCATGTTCCGAGCGCTGGCCGGTCTCGACCGACGCGTCCGTCAACTCGAAAGGGTGTGAGGCATGGTCGCCATGAGTGTGTGGCCCACCGACGCCGCCGACGGCGCCGTCTCCTCCGAGGCACGGTGGCGGAAGATGGCCCGCTACTGGGAGTCGACCGGCGTGGCGCAAGGCCAAGCCGGCGAGATGGCCCCGACGTTGGCCGCGCTCAACGTCACCGTGCAAGCCGGCGCCTGTTGGGTTGACGGCCACTACTGCGAGCTGGCCGGCGCCCAGGTGTTGGCGGTCACCGCCAACGGCCTGGTGGTGGTCCGCTTCGATCCCGCCGCCAACACCGCCGAGCTGCTCTACCGCGACGCCGCCGTGGCCTTGACACAGAACCCCGCCGGTCAATACGAGATCGCCGTCGCCAAGATGGCGGCCGCCGCCCTCACCGACATGCGGCCCCTGATCGACCGCGGCGGCCGCCTGTCGTTCTGGACCACCGCCGGTCGAGACCTCAACCTCGCACCGCTGGCCGCCCTGCCCGCCGGCGCCACCGTGACCATGCTGGGCGTGTCGCCGTTGACGGTGTTCCGGTGGAACGGCGCGGCGTGGGTGCAGCCGACGTTGATCCACGGCGCCACCGGCACCGCCACCACCGACGGCTTCGGCAACTTCGGGATTGCCGGGATGCCGGCCGGGTCGAAATGGGTGGGCGCGTCGTGCGTGGGGACGCAAACGTCGTTTCCGAAGCTGATGCTGCAGAACAACACCGACGCCCCGCCGGGCGGCTCCGGGGTGCTGTTCAACTGCCGCAACCCCGACGGCTCCGGTGTCGCCAACTCGACGATCGCCTACTCGGCGGTCGTCGCCTACACCTACTAGGAGGCCTGTGTTCACCACCCATTGCACCAACCCCGACTGCGCCGAGGTCAACGTGGCCAAGGACGTGCCCGAGGACCTGGCCGCCGCTGCCATCGTCTGCGGCACCTGCGGCGAACCGACCACACCGCCGGCCGACACCGGCGTGACCGCCGGCGACCGCGTCGCATGAGCGCCCTCGACGAGGCCGCCGCCGACGACGGCGCCATCCACCGCTTCTGGCGGTTCATCCTCGAGCGCCGCCGGCGCCGGCTACCGGAGTTCGATCTCGACGACATCGAGGAGCTGCGCGCCGCCATCGACGTGTGGGAGCGGGAGGAGGAGGCGTGACCTATCTGTGGCTCACCGATCTCGACCTGGCGTTCCAGAAGGCCGGCGTGCCCTATGTCGAGGTGAACGAGAACCCCTCCGACTACACCGGCTCGCCGTCGTGGCGCACCCGTGGCCGGCCGGCGTCGACCGGCGACTTCAACCCCGGCGGCATCCTGTGCCACCACACCGCCTCACCCCAGGGCACCAGCGACACGACCGACATCAACGTGATCCTGTGGGGGAACGGCGATGCGCCGGGCCCGATCTCGCAGCTCTACATCGGCCGCACCGGCACGCTCTACATCTTGGCCGCGGGCCGGGCCAACCACGGCGGCAAGGGAGCGTTTCCCGGCGGGTCGTGCCAGGACATGAACGCCGCCCTGTTCGGGATCGAGGTCGGCAACGACGGCGTCGGTGAGCACTGGTCCGACGAGTGCACCGAGACGTATGCCAGCACCGTCGCCGCGCTGCTCGACTACTACGGCGGCACCACCGCTCAGGTGTGGTTGCACGCCACCACCGGCCCGCCGTGCGGCAACTACAAGATCGACCCGGCCGGCCCCTGGCAACGCCAACCCGATCTCGCGGGCGGCGGCGCCGGCACCTGGGACCTCGACATCTGGCGCCAGTTCGTCGACGAGCACCGGGGCGGCCCACCACCGGCGCCAGCCCCACCACCCACCCACGAAGAGGAGCAATCCATGCCGCTCACCTATGTCGTGTCCTACGGCGATGTCCCCGGCCTCGACGGCGACGGTGCCATCTACGAGGTGGCCGCCGGCAAGCGCCGCCACGTCTCCAGCGACGAGTGGTACCAGGTCCTCAAGGGCGTGGTCATGGGGGCCGACGGGTCGGTGCCGCTCCACTCGCCGTGGACCCCGGTCGCCTTCGTCACCAACGGCTACGTGCTGGCCGGGATGCCCGAGGCCGGGCCGTGATCGAGCTGGGCCGCTACGGGGCGATGTGGTGGCGGCCGGCCGTGTCGATCGTGCTGGGGGTGACGCTGATCACCCTCGGCCTGGTCGGCTACCACGTCGAGGCGGGGGCCATCATCGCGGGGGCGATCCTGCTCGGCCTGATCTCGCTCGACGGGGTGCTCGAGGCGTTCGAGGTGCGCCGCCGCCGTCGGCCCGACGACCCCGACGGTAGACACCCGTCGTGAGCTGGGGTTATTGTCGGTGATCGTGGGTGAACGCAACTGGACCCGCGGCCGGCTCCCCGTCCATCTCGCCACCGTGCCGGCCGGTCTCAACCCCGGCGGGTTGTGGCTGCGGCTGTGCAGCGACGACGCCGTCTTGGTGGAACGGGCGCTGTCGGCCGCCGACTCGCTCGAGCGCCTGGCCGAGGAGCACGGCACCCTCGCCGGTGAGCTGGCCGACCACGGTCACACCGCGTGGGCGTACGTCTACGACGGCGACGGCGGCGAGTGCTGGGCCACCATGATCGTGACGCCGCCGTGGCCGGCCCCCGGCGACGTCCGCCTGGCCTCGCTCGACGCCAACATGGCCGCCGGCTTCGCCGCCGGTGGCCGGTGGTCACCACGAAAGGCAGGAGTGATGGCTGAGAAGCCGCGCCGCACCGAGGAGCCCCACGACCGGCTGACCCGCATCTGTGACGCCATGACCGAAACATTCGACGCGCACCCCGAGCACCAACCCGACGACAAGTGCATCGTCTTTCTCGATAGCGAGAAGAAGGGCGGGCTGGTGATCTACGGCTACGACGATGACGCCGAGGCCATGACCCACCTGTTGCTCCACCTCAAGGCCATCTTCGCGGCCAACGGCAAGCGGCTCGATCTCATGTTCCTCGACGACGACGGGATCACCCGTGGCTGACCGCCGGTTCATGGATGAACCCCGGTTGGTGGCCGGCGTCGACCTGTTGGGCCGCACCGGGGCGCGGTCGTTCCGGGTGGGCTACTCCGACCCCGACGACGGCGAGCCGACCGTCTGGTACGCGGCGGGGGTGTGGTCGGCCGGCGCCGAGGCGGCCGCCGCCCTCGACCCGGTCACGGCGGTGATGCGGCTGTGCGAACAGGTGGTCGACGGCGGGATCTGCACCCACTGCGGCCGGCCGACCATCTTCGTGGCCGACGTCAACGGCGGCGACCTGCTCGACGCCATCGGGTGCGTCACCGCGTTCGACCCCGAGCTCGCCACCTTCCGGCGGGACTGCGCCAGCGGCTAGTGGAGTGCCCGCACGGCGAGGAGGTGGGCGCCCCCCCGTCGATCGTGCGGTGCCGGCGTGGGTTCCCCGGTTGCGACTGCGCCGACGACTGGCTGGCCGACCCCACCCCTGCCGCCACCGTCGAGACCCGCCGGGTGATGGCGTGGTGGCGAGACCACGACGCCCTCTAGCGCCAGTCGGCGCTGGCGGCCAGGGCGACGACGTGTTCGGCTTCCCAACAGCCCGGCCGGTGGCGCACCAACGCCGCCGTGCCGCCTCGGGCGGCGGCCACCTCGGTCAGGGCCATGGCCAACAGGTCGGGGAGGTTGGGACCGGCGAACACCCCCGGCTGCGCCTGGCGGGGTGGGTCGCAGCTGTCGAGGGCGGCGGTGATGGCGGCCACGAGACCGGCCAGCACCTGATCGGGCGACGCAGGCATGGCGCATGGTGCCACGGCGCCCCGACTGGCGCCCACGTCGCCCTGTAGCGAGCGCGATGGGGTTGGCGGCCCTGGTCATACCCGGCGCCCCCCCAACGCTCGCCACAGGGCCACGTAGCGCCGTCGGGCCCCGCGGCCGGCGCCGGCCTGAGAGCGTCACAGTGTCGGGGTGAGGGTCGCGCCGGCCGGTGCGTCGGAGGGGCGCCGGCCGGCGCCGACGACGATGCTCACCCTGCAATGGGCACCCTGGCGCACCCGGAATCACTGACGTGCATGTAGGGTCATGGGTGATCACGTGAAGGTGCCGGTCGTGTTGCCAAGGTGAAGGTCAGGGGTTCGAGTCCCCTCGTCCGCTCGAAACCCCAGGTCAACTGGGGTGAATGAAGGTTTCCGGGGGCGGTGAGAGGCCCGCGAAACCGTCTGAGAGCATCACCCACCCCACCAGACGGCCAGCGACCCTCACCCTGCGAAGGAGACCCAACCCATGGCCCAACGACCCAACGACCCGCTGGTGGCCGAGTTCATCGACGACACCGACTGGACCCCCCACGTCAAGGCCAACGCGGTGTCGACCTTCAACCGCTACGTGACCTGGTGCGCCGGCCGGCCGGTGGCGCTGCTCGAGGTGCGCCGGCCCGACCTGCGGGCGTTCCTGGACCACCGGCGCGAGACGGTGGCGGCGTCGACGCTGCGTACCGACTGGCGGATGCTCAAGGCCTTCTACGCCTGGTTGGCGACGCCGGTGGCCGAGGGGGGCGGCGGCGAGCTCACCCGCGACCCCATGGCCGGCGTCAAAGGCCCGAAGCTGGCCGGCCGGCCGTCGACCACCGCCGCCCGCCCCGACGACGTCGCCACCGTCGAACGGGGGTTCCCGGCCACCGAGGCGGGCCGGCGCAACGCCGCCATGGTGTCGCTCATGTTCCGGTCGGGGATGCGCGTCGGGGAGCTGGCCCCCCTCGATCTCGCCCACTACCAGGTGCGCCCCGACGGCCACGCCGTCCTGTTCATCCCCATCACCAAGACGCTGGAGCCGCGGTGGGTGCCGGTGCATCCCGAGACGCAGCGCTACCTGGAGCGCTACCTACGCCGGCGCGGCCGGGCCGCCGGCCCCCTGTTCCGGGGCGAGGGCGACCGCACCAAGGCCATCGACGGCCGCCTGACCACCCGGTCGATCCAGCTGGTGGTGCGGCGCATCACCGCCCGCCTGGGGGTCAAGTTGTCGCCCCACCAGCTGCGCCGCGCCTTCACCGCCGAGTATCTACGCGCCGGTGGCGATGTGGTGTCGCTGGAGATCATCGGCGGGTGGGCCGATCACCGCATGCCGCGCCGGTACCTGGCCGACGAGGAGGCGGCCGCCGCCGTCGACCGCTACTTCGACGTGGTGGCCACCCCGCGGCCCCGGCGTCTGCAGGCGGTGGGAGCATGACGGCCATGGGAGACCACGACGACCGCCTCGACCGGCTCGAGCGGGCCGTGTCCGATCTGGCCACCATCGGCATCAAGACGGCGGCGACCGTCGACCGGCTGGCCACCACCGTCGAGGGGCTGGCCGGCACCGTCGAGGGGATCGGCGCCCATCTCGACCGGCTGGCCTTGATCGTCACCGACCACATCGAGAACCACCGCAACGACCAGTAGCGAAACGCCGCCAGCCGGAGGATTTCTCGCCCGTGCGCCCTGATGAACCGGGGTGCGCGGGCGTGCTTCGTTATGCGTCTCCATGCGTGGCAGGGTGACGCCGCGTCAACATGGCCCCTTGCTGAGCGTCGACGCGCGGCGTTGACTACCAGTGATCATCCGTTCGATCGGAGGATGACGCGTTGACGGATACCGAATCGGGCGCCCAACTCCTGTCCGTCGTCGAGGTCGGTGAGTGGCTCCACCTCCACCCGCAGACGGTGCGCCGGTACATGAACACCGGCGCCCTCGGCTTCGTGCGGGTGGGCCGCTACCGCATGGTCTCGCTCGACCAGCTCGTCGCTTTCATCACCGCCCGCCGCACCGACGGCGACGGCAACGGCGACCACTAGCCAGGGCCGGTGGCGGGGCGCCTCTCAGCACCACCCGCCCGTCTCGCCGCCGGCCCCCCAACCCCGAGGGGAAACGATGCCGGGCCGCGACGACTACCTGCTCAGTGTCCACAGTCTGGACAGCTACCTACTCGCTGACCACACCTTCGTCGTCAAGCGCCTGGTAGACGTCGAGGCGGCGATGGAGCGGTGCCGCACCGAGCGCGACCAGGCCGTGGCGGCGCTGTACTTCGTGCGGCGATGGCTCGACGAGGGCGTCGCATGGGAGCCCTTTGACCCGGCTCGTGGGCAGCGCCTCGACGACCTGATCGCCGCCGTGCTGGACGTGGTGTCTGGCCGCCACCCATCCGCCTATCGCCCCGACTGACGCGGAGGCGTGCATCCCCTCCAGGAGATCGCCGCCACGCGCGGCTGGCGGGTGTTCCCCTGCCATCACATCACCGTCGGTCGTCGGTGCTCATGCGGCCACGCCGACTGCAAGTCGAAGGGCAAGCACCCCCGCACCCGCCACGGTCTCACCGAGGCGTCGAACGACCCGGCGGTGGCCGCCGGTTGGGCCGCCCGGTGGCGCCTGGCCAACGTGGGGGTGGCCACCGGGGAGGCGTCGGGGTTGGTGGTCGTCGACCTCGACGGCGCCGGGGCGAAAGCATGGTGGGCCGAGCAGCAGCTCGAGCACGGCTACCGCCACACCGGCCTGGCGCAGACCACGCCGGGCCATGGCGGCGGTCTGCACGCCTTCTTCGCCCGCCCCGACGACGGCCGCATCTACCGCAACTCGACGAGCCGCCTGGCCCCCCACGTCGACGTGCGCGGCGATGGCGGCTATGTGGTGGTGGCCCCGTCGAACCATCTCGATGGCCTCTACGCCTGGGTCGACGCCGAGGCGCCGGTGCCGGCCATGCCGGCGTGGCTGGCCGATCTGTGCGCCGACCCGCCGCCGGCGCCGGCCAAGCCGCGGCCGGCGACGAGAGCGCCGGCCGGTGTCGGCTATGGGCCCGCCGCGCTGGCCGACGAACTCGACCGGTTGAACGCCGCCGCCGAGGGCACCCGCAACGACGTGCTGAACGCCGCCGCCTACAACCTCGGCCAGCTGGTCGCCGGCGGTGTTCTCGACGTCGAGTTGGTACGGGCGGCGTTGGTCGGCACCGCCGCCAACATCGGTCTCGGTCAACGCGAGATCGACCGCACCATCGCCAGCGGCCTGGAGGCCGGGGCCCGCAACCCACGCCACGCCCCCGAGCCCCCGGTGCGGGGGTCGCCACCGCTGCCACCCTCCGCCGATAACGGTGGCATCAACGGCGACACCCCGCAGCGACGCACCATCATCGTGAACGACCGGGCGCTGGAGCTGTTGGCCGGCGACGTCGCCGACGCCATCCACGAGACCAACGACCCGCCGCGGGTGTTCGTCCGTGGCGGCCGCCTGGTGCGGGTGCGGCCCGACGAGCGGCACCGGCCGTCGATCGAGGCCCTGTCGGCGGTATCGCTGCGCCACTACGCCGCCCTGGCCGCCACCTACAACATTCTGCGCGTCACCGCCGACGGCGAACGGCGCCGCGAGACGTTCCCGCCCAAAGACGCGGTGGTCGATCTCCTCGAGCGCGACGCCTGGTCGTTCCCGCCGCTGCGGGCGGTGTCGGCGGCGCCGGTGGTGCGCCCCGACGGCACCATCCACGCCCGCCACGGCTACGACCCGGCCACCGGCTACTTCCACTGGTCGCCCGGCGATCGGGTGCCGCCCATCCCCCGCCACCCCGACATGGCCGAGCGCACCGCCGCCGGCGAGCTCGTCGCCGAGGCGATCGCCGATTTCCCGTTCGAGACCGACGCCGACCGGGCCAACGCCTGGGGGTTCCTGCTGACGCCGCTGGTGCGGCCGGTGCTCGACGCGGTGCCGCCCATGGCCTTGATCGACGCCCCCCAACCGGGCACCGGCAAAGGCATGTTGGTCAAGCTGATGGCGGTGATCGCCTACGGGTCAGCGCAGGCCATGACACCGCTGCCGGAGCGGGAAGAGGAGTTCGCCAAGCTGTTGACCACGTTCCTGCTGCAGGGCCAACCGTTGATCGTGCTCGACAACATCGACCGCCCGTTGCGGTCGCCGACGCTGGCCGCCTGTCTCACCTCGGACCCCTACGCCGGTCGAGTACTCGGCCAGAGCTCGGCGCCGTCGGTGCCCAACGCCGCCGTCTACTGCGCCACCGGCAACAACATCGCGGTGGGCGGCGATCTCGCCCGGCGGTGCTACCGGATCCGTCTCAACTTCCGTGGCCCCAACCCCGACCGCCGCCGTGGCTTCGTCCACGACCCGCTGTTGGTGTGGGCCATCGCCAACCGCCACCGGCTGCTGGCGGCGTTGGCCACCATGGTGCGGGCGTGGTGGGTCGACGACCAGCCACCAGGCGACGTGCAACCCATGGGCGAGGCCACCGAATGGGCCAGGGTGGTGGGGGGAATCCTCACCCACGCCGGCGTCGCCGGCTTCCTCACCAACCTCGACGAGCTACGCCAGGGGGCCGACATCGACGACGGCGAATGGGCCGCCTTCCTCGCCAAGTGGCGAGCCGAGTTCGGCCCGGCGCAGGTGACGGTGGCCGATCTCACCCGGCGCCTCGACACCGAACCGAGCTTCCGGGCGGTGCTACCGGGACGGGTGGCCGGGGCGTGGGACACCACCCGGTGGCTGACCACCTTCGGATCGAACCTGCGCTCTCGCCAGGGCCGCTACCACGGCACCCCCGGCTTCTACGTCCGGCGCCACCACACCGACCGCATGGGGCGGGCCATCTGGTCGGTGGGCCAGTTCGACGACCCCGACCCTGACGGTGCCGGCGAGGTCGAGGCCGAGGCCGACGTCGAGCCCGAGCAGTTCTAACCGCCGGGCCGGTGGGGGCGATCTCACCCTCATGTTGATGTGGGGAACCCACCGGCCCGGCGACCGGCCGGCACTGTAGTCACCACCAGCCGAGGCCGGCGCCGATGCTCCACACCACACCGCCAGCCATCGACGTCAACCAGGCGTAGAGCCAGAACAGCTCGGCCCGGCTCGGCTCGCCGTCGCCGGTCATGGGTCGAGATCGTCGAGGAGCACGGCGGCCAGCATGGCGGTGTTCGACTGCGGCGGGTAGTCGAGCACGTCGGGCCCCGCGTCCGCGAAGGCCGCGACCATGGCCTCGATCCCCGCGGCGGCCTCGCGCAACTCGCGGGCCAGCGTCGTCAGTTGCGCGGTCGTCAGTCGCATGGCGGCGACGGTAGCGGGCGGCCGCCCGATTCGGCATGACGGTGATCGCCGGTGCGTACCGATGCCGGCCGGTGCGCGTCTCGACCCCTAACCCCTACCCTTCCAACATCATCACTAGCGCGGGGGGTGCATAGGGTGCAGAGGGTAGGTGTCTACATGACGCGAACGCATTATCACTATGGCGGGGACGTCAAACAGGACGCCAACCCTCTGCACCCCCCGCGCCCACCGGCGCCGACGAATGACATCGGTGGGGTTCGGTCGTAGGCTCCCGCTCGTGCAGCTCCACCTTGACGGCGTGCCGCCGCCCCTGCCGCGGGTGGGCCGCGTCTACGACGGCGACTGGGAGGTGGTGCGCCGGTTCGTGCTCGAGCGCGACGGCTTCGTGTGCCAGTGGTGCAAGGGGCCGGCCACCACCGGCGATCACGTCGAGGCGCTCGTCGATGGTGGCGCCCGTCTCGACCCCGCCAACATCGTGGCGGCGTGCATCCCGTGCAACTCCCGCCGGGGCGCCGAGGCGGCGCGGCGCCGGCACTCGTTGGGGGAGCTGTCGCGTGACTGGTGATCGGGGGGCGGTGGGCTGTTGTGCTCGTCGGTAGACCGGCCGACAACCACCCGCAGCAGACGGGCCGCCGAGGGGCGCTCGATGTCGTCGACGACCGACGCACCCCGGCCGATCTCCTCGACGAGTGCGCCGAGATCGCTGGCCTCGACGGGTTCGACCTCGACGCCGCCGCCACCGAGGCGAGCACCAAGGCGCCGGCCTTCTACAGCCTGGCCGACGACGGCCTGCGGTGTGCGTGGTGGGGTCGGGTGTGGTGCAACCCGCCCTACTCCGACTGCGGCGCGTGGGTGAAGAAGGCGCACGCCGAGGCGCACCGGTGCGAGCGGATCGTGATGCTGCTGCCGGCCAACCGCACCGAGCAACGGTGGTGGCAGGAGCTCGTCGAGCCGGGCCGTGGCGACGGCTCGCTGGTGGTGCGCTTCCTCGGTGGCCGCCGGCGGTTCGACCGGCCCGGCTGGGTCAAGCCGGTGAAGGGCGACCGGCCGCCGTTCGGGCTGTGCGTCGTGGTGTTCGCTGGAGGTGTCGCGTGACTGGTGAGGTCGACGAGCTCGTGGCCGCCGTGCACGAGATGGGCCGAGCGGTCGACGCGCTGCGGCTTGAGGTGCCGGCTGCGGTGGCCGACGACGTGGCGGTGCGGTGGCGGCGTGTGCTTGCCGGCCTCGATGGGGTGGGGGTGGCGCGGTGATGGTGCTCGAGGTGGGGGTGGGGGTGGCCCCCCCCCGGTGGGGTCGACGGTGGGGTGGTGGTCGTGCGC